GTACCGCGCAAGCGCACAGCTAACAATACATTTGTTCAGATACTATCAAAACCTGAAATGAAAAACAGAAAGATACCATCTCCCAACTTAGCTGATGCTGTTATGATGTGCTTTGCTAATAAAGAGATTAAACATAAATCCAAATACACCGACTGGGGCGAGAATATTAATGGCTAATAAACCAAATCAAATGAGTGATGACCAGCTGGTCTCAATCTGTATGGAGGAGATAAGCCGTGGTATTGGCGGCGGTCTTGATGCAGAGAATGATAACGACATCAGCTTACCTTTAGACTATTATCTGGGCAAGCTGCCGGGTATACCGGCTGTAACAGCGAAAGACAAAAGTGCCTCCCGGTATGTGAGCATGGATGTTATGGACGGCATCGAGGCGACGGTCGCTGAGATCATGCCGACATTTTCAACGGACAGTATTGGCTTCTATGTCCCATCAGGAGAGGGTGACGAAGATAGTGCAGAGGCAGAATCTGCGTTAGTTAACTACCTGTTTTTTGAAGAGTATAATGGCTGGACATTACTGCAGGAGCTCCTAAAGGATGCGCTTCTCCACCGCAACTGTACCGCAAAGGTCTACTGGGATGAACGCGCCAATGTCGTTTATGAGGAGTATGAGAACGTAAATCAGGCAGCGCTACAGCAAATACTTGCACCGACAGCACCACGACAAGAAGTCGAGATATGCGAGCAAGTTGTAGACGGCGAGGGAGAGATGCAAGCAATGGAGGAGACCCCTGAGCGCAAATTGCTAGTCGAGATGGGAGTATCTCCCGACTTAGCACCGCCTATCCAAGAAACATTTCATATTAGAATCAAGCGCACAACCATTATTGGTAAGCCAGTCATTAAATCACTGTCACCTGAAGAGGTTATCGTTAACGGCGACCACAATAGCCCGTTTTTAGATGATGCTCGAGTTGTGTGCCATGAAAAGGCTGAAACATCATCAAGCCTGATAGCTCAGGGCTTCGACCCTGAAATTGTTGCGCTATTACCCGACTACAGCACAAATATCGAATCATTATCACGGAGCCGGGAGTCAGAAGAGTTTGATTACAGCTCATCCCATGAAGCTACATCGATTAAACGGGTGTTCGAGTGCTACATCTTGGTAGACTACGATGGCGACGGTATTGCTGAGAGGCGTAAAGTCGTTATTGGTGACGGTAACCACTTGCTTGCTAACGACCCAGTTAATTCTGTCTCATTAGTCGGTGGCGTTGCCACGTTGATGCCTCACAAGTACAAGGGCATCAGCTTGTTCGAGCGACTACGTGAGATTCAAGATACCAAGACACCTTTAATTCGCAGTGTTGTTGACGCAACACAGCTCGCAGCTAATCCACGTATGGGTGTAATCACTGGCGAGGTAAATATTGATGACTTGTTGACATCAAGGACCGGTGGACTGGTTCGCGCAGAAACCCCGGGGTCTGTCTTTGAGCTACCCAAGGGTGAAGTGTCGCAGACCGCCTACTCACTACTGTCATACATGAATGAGCAGCGCAAAGAACGTGGCGGCAGTGCTATCGGCATGGCAAACACGGCTAACGCTGCTGTAGGTCAGGGCGGCGACCACACGATGGAACGTGTCATGTCTAGCATGGAGTTAACTAATTCACTTATAGCGAAAAGCATGGGTGAAACTGTTATACGCGGCATCTTCATTGAGCTGCATAAGTTGATTCGTGAAAATTATCAGGGTGAGCTACAAGCCCGAATTGGCAGCCGGTGGATTAAGTCTATGCCTTCACAATGGCAATCCAGAGCTAACGTATCTGTTCAGATTGGTTCAAGCAATGCGGAGCGTGTACGTCAGGCTAATGTGTTGCGCGAGGCAATACAGTTACAAGAGAAGCTGGCGGGGCTTGGCTCGGTTATGTTTGAAGAGTCAAAGGCTTACACGACTATCAGTCAGGTCATGAAGCTGGAAGGGATTAAAGCGCCCGATAGATTTTTCACAGACCCTGAGTCCGAGGAAGGTGTGCGAGCAACTCAAGGCAAGCAGCAGCAGTCTGAGGCAATGCGCCAGCAAGAGGAGTTAGTTCAACAAGCGATGGCTAAGGCTCAAAACGACATGGCTACAGGTGAGGTGATGAAAGGCCAAGCGGCACTGCAGGCACAGCAAGCCAAGGTTCAGATTGAGGGTATGAAGCAGGAGCTTGATCGTATGGCTGCTATGGTTGATCCAGCAGACAAAGCTGATGAGACCCAGTACAAATATGACAAGATGGCGACTGATG